TCGGAACGTATACAGCAAGTGCTTTGCTTGCAGTTGCGGGCTACATCACCATCAAAGATTCTGGCGGCACAACCCGCCGTTTACTCGTAGGATAAACATGGCACTCATTAAATCAATCGATACCGACTACGGCATCCCAGCAACCTACTGGAACATTGGCGCGGTTCAAGAAGATTTCAAAGGTCAGGGCACTGAAGTGACGTTCTACGGCTACGCCTCTAAGGAAGCCCGTGATGCTGGCAAGCAGCCCTTATCCGCAGGCAAAGTAGCCATCTCGGGCGCTGAATACGTGGCAGGTGCAGACCGCGCTGCCTTATACTCCATAATCAAGCAGAAGCCCGAATTCGACGGCGCTGTAGACGCATAAGGAACGATATGCCCACCAAATCACCCGCCCAACACCGATTGATGGAAGCCGCTGCCCACACCAAGGGCGGCTTTGGCGGCGTGCCCCAAAAGGTCGGCAAGGAGTTCGTTAAGGCTGACAAGATGAAAGAGGGTGGGCTGTACGCCAACATTCACGCCAAGCAGGAGCGGATCGCCAACGGATCCAAGGAGCGCATGCGCAAGCCTGGCTCCAAAGGCGCGCCAACTGCAGAGGCTTTTCGCCAGTCGGCTAAGACCAAGAGGATGGCCGAGGGCGGTGTTGCAAGCCTCGGGAGCATGGTTTCCAGCACGCCCAACACGCCGACAACACCCGCGCCCCAAGACAACAGCTCTGCGTCTAAAAATTTGTTGAACACAGACCAACAGGTGATGCCGGTAATGGATAACCGCCCCACCCCCCAGCAGACGGCAAACAACAACATTAAAGGCGGTGACGGGGAAGGACCCTATGGCCGCAAGAAGGGTGGGCATATCACCACCCGGCGCGTGTCTACCGGCAGCCCTTCCAAGAAGTCTTCTAACTGGTAAACGCCATGGCAAAGAAAGACAAAACCCCATCGCTGGCCGTAGGCCGTGGCGAAAAGCTGTCTGTTGCCAAGGGCGCTGGGCTGACCGCAAAAGGCCGCGCCAAGTACAATCGCGAGACAGGATCAAACCTGAAAGCCCCGCAGCCCAAGGGCGGCGCGCGCAAGGACTCGTTCTGTGCCCGTATGAGCGGGGTGGTGGAGCATTCAAAGGGCGACGCGCCCCGCGCCAAGGCATCGTTAAAACGCTGGGATTGCCCCGGCTGGTAAGGAAACACTATGGCCTACTCAGGCACCGTTGGTCAAACTATTGTGAGTACCCAGACGCTTATTGACCACGGTGCCCGGCGCTGCGGGAAGCTGGCCGAGGAGTTGACGGTTGAGCAGGTGCAGTCGGCCAAGGAGTCGTTGTTCTTTTTCCTGTCCAACTTAGCCAACCTTGGCATCAACTACTGGGCTATTAACAAGACGGTCATTGGCCTCAACGCCAACCAGTACATCTATAGCCTGCCAGTAGGCGCCGTGGACGCGCAGAATGTGCTCTACAGGCGAATGAACAGGCCAGTAGGCAGCTACACCTCATCCGCAGGCGGAACGGCCCAAAATGCCGCTGATAGCGACTTGGCTACGTACTGCCAACAGACATCCCCCAACGGCAACATCGCCGTGGTGTACGGCACCAACAACCCCCAGTACATCGGCTCGGTAGGCTTCATGCCCTACATTGCGGGCGGCGGTAGCGGGACGTGGAGCTACGTGCTGGAATACTCTACCGACGGTGCCACTTGGAACAACTTGGCTACCGGCACAAATGTCGCCGTGGCGGACATGCAGTGGGTATGGACGGACATTGACCCAGGCCAGAACGTCCAGTATTACCGGATGCGCGCAACCGGCGGCACCACTCTGGCTCTGCGCGAGCTGTACTTCGGGAACAACAGCACCGAGATCACGATGGCTCGGCTGAACCGCGACGACTACACCAACCTGCCCAACAAAAACTTCACGGCCAACCAGCCCTTCCAGTTCTGGTTTAACCGCACAATCCCTCAGCCCACGATGCAGTTGTGGCCGGTGCCCTCAGATCCGTTCGTTCAGATGACGGTGTGGTACTCCCGCCAGATCATGGACGTGGGCGCGTTGAATGGCCAGTTGGAGATTCCCCAGCGCTGGTACGAGGCCGTGCTGATGAATTTGTCGCACCGCATGAGCCTTGAGCTTCCTGGTGTGCAGATGGACCGCATCGGTTACCTTGAGAAGATGGCCGCGCAGTACCTGAACGACGCTGAGAGCGAAGAACGCGACAAAAGTCCGATCTACCTCGCCCCTAACGTGAGCGTTTATACGCGATAGCCATGCCACGCTTTCTTGACACTCTCGGCGGCTCAGACATTGCTATATTTATTTGCGATCGGTGCCGTCTCAAGAGAGCCCATTCGGAAGCGCGCAACGACCCTAACTTCCCAGGCCTGCTGGTGTGCGCTCAAGGGTGTGCAGACGAGAAGGACCCCTACCGTCTTGCTCCCCGGCCTACGGAGAAGATCACCATCCGCTTTCCACGACCGGATCTTCCGTTAGATAATTTCAGTGGATCTCAGATACCCTACGGGGGATACGTGGACAAGGACATTTAGCAGTCGTTGTTTACTAAGGAAAAAATATGGCTCAATCAGGTTACACCCCCATCAAGCTCTACTCAAGCTCTACGGCGAGTGCCGTGCCTTTGGCGGCTAACTTGGCAGCCGGGGAGTTGGCCATCAACACCGCTGACGGCAAGCTGTTCTACAAGGACTCCAGCGGCGTGGTGCAAGTCATTGGCTGGAAGACCACTCCGGCCACCGCAGGCGGCACTGGCCAGACCAGTTACGCTGTGGGCGACCTGCTGTACGCATCCACCGCCACGGCCCTGTCCAAGCTGGCTGATGTGGCTACGGGAAATGCGCTTATCTCCGGCGGGGTGGGGGTAGCCCCCAGCTACGGCAAGATCGGCCTCGGAACGCACATTTCTGGCACGCTGCCTCTTGGCAATGGCGGCACAAATGCTACTAGCGCCCCTGCTGCGATGGCAAGTCTGACAGGGTTTACAACTACCGCTACCGCCGCAGGTACGACCACCCTCACCAACGCCAGCAGCTTCTACCAACTGTTTACAGGCACGCTTACCCAAACCGTCATCCTGCCGGTGACCAGCACTTTGGCATTGGGTTGGACCTTCCACATCTGCAACAACAGCACCGGAAACCTGTCGGTTCAATCTTCTGGTGCAAACGCGCTTATTACGGTATTGCCGGGCACAACAGCCATGTGTACCTGCATTTCCACCAGCGGTACTACCGCCGCAAGCTGGGAAGCTGGGCTTACTGACCTCAGCACCTACACGGGTACGGGCGATCTTGTTTTGTCAAACAGCCCAACGCTGGTGACACCTGCTCTGGGCACCCCTGCCTCTGCTACTTTGACTTATGCTACAGGACTTCCCGTATCCACAGGTATTTCTGGGCTAGGTACGGGCGTAGCTACATTCTTGGCTACTCCCTCATCTGCCAATTTAGCTGCTGCGGTAACAGGTGAGACGGGCTCCGGTGCCCTAGTATTCGCCACAAGCCCAACGCTGGTGACACCTGCTCTGGGCACCCCAGCAAGCGGCGTGGTAACCAATCTGACCGGCACGGCTTCTATCAACATCAACGGCACCGTGGGGGCTACGACAGCCAACTCGGGCGCGTTCACTACGCTAACTTCCACCAGCGATGCAACTATTAATGGGTTGACTGTTGGGCGGGGCAGCGGGAATGGCACAACAAATACCACTGTCGGTAATGGAACATTAGCTACTAACACTAGCGGCTCCAACAATACCGCTGTTGGCAATGCAGCATTAAACAGTAACACTGGTGGCGCCAACAACACTGCTTTGGGTTATGGGGCTGCAAATTACAATATAAACGGAACCGATAATACTGCGGTTGGTTTTGGTGCTTTTGGGTCAACAGCTACGGGAAGCTATAATACGGCTGTTGGTTCTGATGCCGCAAATTCTTTATATTCGTCTGGATCATACAACTCCGTATTGGGTTATCAAGCGTTATATACATTTACCACAAGCAGTTACAACACCGCAATTGGCGCACAAACGCTTCAATATCTTGTAACTGGAAATAACAATACTGCGGTCGGCTATCAAGCAGCGAATGGGTCAGCAGGCCCCACTGGAGACAGAAATACTGCGGTTGGATCACAGTCTTTGTATAATTATAGCTCGGGAAGTTTCAACACCGTAATCGGATACCAATCTGGGTATAATATTGATACGGGAGCAAACAATGCCGCAATTGGCTCAAAAACATTATTTTCAAACACAACCGGCGGTAATAACGTCGCTGTTGGCAATCCCGCGCTGTACTCAAACACAACCGCCTCTAGTAATATCGCTATTGGCGCTAACGCATTGTACTCAAACACAACCGGCGCTAATAACGTAGCTAACGGCGTTGAGGCTTTATTATACAACACTACGGCTAGTAGCAACATTGCAATAGGCACGCGAGCATTACGCGCTAACACAACGGGACCTAATAACATAGCCATAGGCGTTTCTACTTTAGCAGAAAATCTTGGAACCCAAAACATCGCTATCGGGTCTAGTGCGTTAACAACCAACACTACCGGCAGTTACAATACCGCTGTGGGTATTACTGCCCTTACTGCGGTTACTACCGGTAGTACCAATACCAGTATTGGCAACTCTTCCGGTAGCGCTATTACTACGGGTAGCAACAACGTAATTCTCGGCGGATATACGGGCTCCGCTGCGCCTATATCCGCAACAAATAGCAACTGGGTTGTTTTAAGTGACGGTGCGGGTAATGTTCGCCAGGTTATTAACTCTACCGGTAATGTAGGGATTGGGACTACTGCGGCAGATAGTAGATTGCACGTTCGCCAAGACCAAGATGGTACCACGAGAACTATTATCCAGAACCGCAATGGCACTGGAACGCCAATATCTGAACTTACTTTTATTACTGGGACATTTAGTTTATCAGACAATCGCTATGCGTATATTCAGTCTTTAGGTGGTTCTTCAAATTCTCTTGCTTTTGGCACAGGTAATGGTGCAGCGCCAGTTGACCGGGTGAGCATTGACTCAACGGCTGTTCAGTTCCTCACGGGTGCAGCAGTGGTTTATACCCCTGATCCTCCAGCATCATTTAGTGGCGCTGTAACTTTAACAGCTATTAACTTGCGACCAGGGATACTTGTTGCAGGTGGCACTAGCTACACACTAACGATGCCTACTGGTTCCAGTTTAGATGGTTTAATTAATTGGGCTGGTGTTAATCTAGGTTTTGATTTTTCTTTAATTAACTCTGCTTCTGCTACAGTTTCTTTGGGGCTAAATACCGGGGTAACTAATGTAGGAATTCTTTCGGTGACTGCCAGTACGTCGGCTCGTTTCCGTATTCGTCGTACCGCAGCCAGCACGTATGTTGTGTACCGCTTAGCTTAAAAGGAAATTACCATGATTTACTCCCCTGATGAAATTTCCCAGCACTACAAGGCGGCTCTGGATAGCGTTAATCTTATCAACGGCAGCAAGCCTGATGATGTGTCCACCGCTGAATGGGCCGACACGCTCCAGCGCAACAAAGACCACCTAAAGATCATGCTGGCCAAAGACTTCTGGACTACAGAAGACCTAACGCCTTTGCGAAACGCCTCGGTGTAGACATGATCGACCCCTTCACCGCCTTCGCTGCTGCACAAGCCGCCATCAAGGGGGTGCAGGCTGCCATTAAAATGGGCAAGGACATCGGGGCTATCTCCGGTGACCTGATGAAGTTTTTCGAGGCCAAAGACGTGGTGGCTAAGGCCGCTACAAAGCCGGGGAAGTCGGACACCGCGCAGGCCGTTGAGATCGTGATGAAGGCCAAGCAGTTGCAGGACGCTGAGGACGAGTTGAAGCAGATGCTGATCTGGTCAGGCAACGCCGACACTTGGGAGGCCATACTGCGCGAGCGCAACAAGATCGTCCATGACCGCAAAACTCAGGAGAACGCCATGGAGAACGCAAAAGCGAAGCGCAGGAAAGAGATTGGTGAGGTGGTGGAGATGGTGCTGCTGGCCGCACTGATCGCGCTGATTATCACCATCGTCGCGTGGGGCACCCTGGAATACGTTGACTTTATGAGGAAATAGGATGAATGAACTGCTCACACTGCTTAAAGGTATTGCACCTGCCGTTGCTACTGCTGTCAGCGGCCCTCTCGGTGGTCTCGCTATTACCGCTCTTGCTGATAAGTTTGGCGTGGCTGATGACGTTAAGGCTGTTACGACTGCT